CCGGACCAGACGTACTGGTTGTGGATCAAGGGGCACTTCGGGTTGACTCAGTTCCTCAACCCCTCGGACACCACGACTCTGGACAGCGAACTAGTTTTTCTGCATGCGCTCGCGAATGCCAAGTCGCACTATGGACAGCCGGACGCTAACAACATCGAGTCGCAGGCCAACGCTTATCGGGCGGAGCTGATCGCGGGAACGCATCAGACTGCGCACTACCTGCCGGGAACTATCGCGGTGCCCCCGGCCGTCCGTCCGACCCTTATCGCATTTGATGGCGGCAGCGGTGGAGCGTGAGGCCCTACCCGCTGACGGTTCTTAAAGGCGGGATCAACCGGCTTCGCGTGAAGGGCGGCGCGTCGGCCGATAACCTTTACGATTTGCAAAATGCTTGGATCACGAACGCGGGCGCGATTGGACCCCGCGAGGGTACTATCCGCACGGCGACGCTCGATAGCTCGACCGTAGGACTCGCCGCAGCGAACGGTCAATACAACATCTTCTCGAGCGCGTTCTCGACGGCGAGCCTGCCGACGAACTTCGTGCTGAACGTCCTGTCGGATCCAACTAACCGATCCTCGCCGCCAGAAACAATTTGGTTTGCCAAGCCCTTCATGGGGTTTCTCTACGTGGTAGCGCAATTCCAAAGCGGGGACATCTGGCACTATTGGCTACAGAACAACGGTACTTGGACTAGCTCCACCCCCTACACGACGGCGACGCTCATTCTACCGCCGACGCCGAACGGCATCGCATACCAGGGGGTGCGGGATTTCCCCGTCAAACCGTTGTGGGCGCCTAACACGCTCGAAGCGCTAGGCAATTTCGTTGAGCCCAATACCCCCACAGGGTTTGCCTACGAAGTCGTAGCAATATCTGGCACTGGCGGTCCGAGTTTGCTTTTGCACATGGACGGGCCGAGTGGATCGCAGGTTTTCACGGATTCTTCCGTCTATAACAACACGGTCACGGTAGGCGGCGCGACGGACATTAGTAATACGCTACCGGAATTCGGTAGCGGCTGCGGGCAATTCTTCGGCGTAACTGGGTTATCCGTCCCCCTAGTCTCCGGGGGCCCCTTGGACTTAAGCACCGGGGACTTCACGATTGAACTTTGGTTTAAGGCGGGGACGCAAGGCGGCGGCGAAGGCGTGCTATTCATGTCCACCGACGCTAAGATAGAACTCCTTTTCAATAGCGGTAACAATTCGATTGCGGGCTTCACTTGGGGGACTTCCCTACCCACCAATGCGAGTAGCGTCACTCAGAACGTTTGGACGTCGGTAGCTCTTGTGGTGGTATCGAACGTGGTATCGCTATTCGTAAATGGCGTCTTGCATGCGGGAACCACTATCTCACGTACCACCATGGCAGGGCCCTACCTGATAGGCGGCGGAGCGCAACCGCTAACTGGGTTTATGGATGAGCTGCGCGTAACCAAGGGTACGGGGCTCTACACTGCCACCTATACACCCGCAACCGCAGCGTTCGTCAACCCTTCAACGACTCCGGGGTACACGGGCGCCGTCGAGCCGGTATGGCCTACCGTTGCTGGCGGCATCCTTCAGGAGTTCGGCGACTTCGATGCGTCCGCAACCGATGCGGGTACGACGCAGGCGTCGGTCGCCGGGGGGATTTCCACAGCCTCGCCGCTCGGCGCCAATATCACCGACCGTTACGGGGACTCATCCACCATCTCTAACGCGGGTATCTTTGCGACAAGCAATACGCTCTCTACGCTCACCCTCGCGTCAACGAAAATTGTCACCTGGAAGGCGGGAACCAACTACGCGCCGGGCGCCGTGGTGGTCCCCACTTCAAACCAAGGGGCGTTCATCAACGCAATCCCGAACGGGGACTTCGAGGGCGGCAGCGGCGCGGGCGGCTGGACGTTCACCGATCCGGGTGGGCTGACCGAATGGGCGTACTCCAGTGCGCTGCCCTACCAGGGTACGGAGTGCATTACTTTCCCCAATGGCGCGGCGCCGGGTTCGCAGGGCGCTTTCGCCACGATGACAAGCTACTCCCTGGTCACGCCGGGGCAGAGCGTCACCGCGACGGCATACCTTGACCCGAACAACGCAGGCGCGAACCTAACGTTGTGGATTCAGCTCAATTGGTACAACTCCGCTGACGGTATTATTAGTTCGAGCGGCTACCAGCAAAACGAGCAGGAAGGCGGCGGGTACCGGCAGGCAAGCGTGACGGGAGTTGCACCCGCGGGCGCCGCACACTGCCGCGTAGCGATCGGCGCGGGGTCCGGCACGTCAAGCCGTAATGCGGGGTTCGCTGACCTTGTGAGCTGGAACCTGGCAACCGCAGCGCCCATTACGAACTTCTTGTTCGAAGCGGTACAGGCCGCCGCCGGTAGTTCTGCGGCGGTTGAGCCGGTATGGCCCACGGCACTCGGCGGCGAAGTCATCGATGGCGCAGTAACGTGGCAAGCAATCGGCACGTCCATCATTACGTGGCAGGCAATTCCGTTGATGCAATCGGGCCTGACTGCGCCCACATTCCCCACGACGATGGGTAATTCGGTTAGCGACTCCAGCACGTACACCGATGAAAACGGTAATATCATCAATACAACCATGTCCTGGGAAGCGGTCGATCGACACATCGCGGACCCGAAGTGCCCGCAGACGACCGCTGTCGCTATTGGCGCCTCGCACGTTTTCGCGGGGGATAACGATATCGCCGACTACTCGGCGGCGGTGAACCCGACCGACTGGACCAGCACCAATAACGCGGGGTACTTGCCGACGGGACTTAATAATTATGGGGATAACCCCATAGCGGCGCTCTCGCTATACCGCGGCAACCTGATCGTGTTCAATGCCGGCGGCTACCAGATGTGGCAAATTGATCCCGATCCGCAGAACATGGCGTTCTTGGATGCACTGGCGGTAGGGTCTGTCTGGCCGCGCGCCGCGCAGTCGGTAGCGAACGACTTGCTGTTCCTCACTGAAATCGGGGTACGCAACTTAGGCACGATCGGGGCTACGGCGAACATGGCGATCGGCAACACCGGGCAGCCCGTAGACCCCTTGATATTGGCGCAAATCCAAGCGAACACCTATCAGCCGTTATCGATTTACTACCCCGGGCGCGGACAGTATTGGTTGATCTACGGGCCCCAAGTGTTCGTGCTGACGATCAATGGCAACAGCACCAAGTCGTGGAGCCGGTACATTTTCCCTTACGTCATCACGGATGCGACCCTGAACGAAGGGTACATCTACCTGCGAACCGCCAACAACCTCGTGTGGCAAGTGAACGCCGAAGCGATCGGGGTCGATGACTACCAAGTCACTTCCTCGTCCGCCATCGCTTTCAACGGCGTGGCGCAATGGCCCTACATGGATATGGGCAACCTCGGCATCAACAAAATGCTATTCGGGGTGGACATTGTTGGCGACGGCGCCTGCACTATTCAACTAGCGTTTAACCAGTCGGATAAATCGACGTTCAACGATAACGTGAATTTCGCTACGTCCACGGGTGTTACGACTCCGTACACGATAGCGCTTAGCGACCTTATACCGGGCGAACCGTTGAATATCCCGCTTAACGCGCCCAGCTTTTCGTTGATCCTAACGTTCCCCGGGAGCATCACGACGGCTAACGCTTGGACTTGGGAAGCGGCAAACTTCTACTTGTCCGATCAGAGCGGCGGCGGGGCGACGGGATGATCCAGACCTTTACCAACCCGCTACTACTCGATTTCATCAAAGTGTGCATCAAAATGCCCCAGGATGAGCGCGAGCAGTTGGAAGCGTTCACGGGCGAGAAGTTCGACATTGACGGCGCGGCTATCGGCAACTTCACCGCGCCGGGCCCTAAATGGGTGATCAAGGCGGACGATGAGCCAATTATGATTGGGGGCTTCGTACCGCAGCGCCCTGGCGTGTGGCGGGATTTCGCCTTAACGACACCGGAAGCGTGGACGGACCACTGGTTTGCCGTGACGCGCATCTCTCGGCGGGTCATGAACGCCATGTTCCTAAGTAAGCAGGCGCACCGCTTGGAGTGCATCGCGCACCACAGCCGGGAGAAGGCATTTCGCTGGTACAAGCCTTTGGGCTATACTCGTGAGGCCACACTCTCGGGATATTGCGCCAACGGCGCAGACGCGATACTTTTTTCGAGGGTGGATCATGGGTACAGGTAATAGCGCGGCGAATGCGGCCAATGCGGCAAACTCGCAGCAGCAGGCGAGTATTCAAAATTCTGTCAATCAGATCACGTCCGCCTACGACAATCCGAACCGCGCGAACCAGTACGCGCAGTACAACCAGAACCTCTCGAATTACTACACCGGCCAGGTCAACAACCAAGAGGCGGTTAACGCGCGCAGCCTGAAGTTCGCGATGGCGCGCAGCGGCTTGACGGGCGGTTCGGCGGCGGTCGATTCGAATACACAGCTTCAAAAAGACTACACGCAGGGGCTCTTAAGCGCTTCGCAGCAGGCTCAGGCCGGAACC